GATCCAGTGAACAGTGGTGATGATGCCTGTTGAGGCTTCGCGGTTGAGTTGGTTGATGGTGATTTGCATGGTGGTTCCTTATTTAGATTCAAGTGCTGTGATGCGGGTTGTCAGGGCTGTGATGAGGGTCTGCTGCTCTTGGATGGCTTTAAACAAAACAGCGGTAAGTTTGTCGTAACTTACACCACCGGCAACAAGTTCAATATCTTCTTCATTTCCTGTCAAAACTGACTTTAAAACCATCGGCACAAACTCAGGTAGTATTTCTACAACTTCGTCCGCAATTAAGCCAATTTCAGTTTGACCACTATCAACGCGAGTGTATTGACGCGCTTTTATTTGCAATGCCTCAGCAAGTCCGTAAGGGCTATTAACAATATTTGTTTTTACCAAGCGAGATGATGTGTCGTATGTAACTGCTCCTGTGGTTGAGTTCCATTTCAATGGATAAGTACCAGCACCAGCAGAAAGCGCAGCAGTCGCTATTGCAAACTTTCCGTCAATTGTTCCCGATCCTCCCACTACTAACCCACGCAAACAGAGCAAGTTACCGCTGGAGTCGATGCGCATACGTGCTGTGGCGTTGGTGAAAAACACCATTGGGTATGCACCTGTTGCATAAAATACAGACGCATAAGGCGCAGAAGTTCCAAATGTGCCACCTGTAATATCTTCACGACCTATATAAAAATCACCACCAGTATTATTAAATGTTGAGTAAACAGCATTTGTCCCAGTTGTAGAGGTTAATTTTATTACGCCAGTAACACCTCGAACATCCAACTTTTCCCCCGGCGAACTCGTCCCAATCCCCACATTGCCGCTGGAGTCAATCCGCATAACCTCCGCACCGCCTTCAGCAAAAGCAATGGTGTCAGCAGCAGGGAAGAAGATGCCGGTGTTGGTGTCGCCTGTGGTGGTGATGGTTGGTGCAGCCGCAGAGCCTGCTGGGAATACAACACCACCAGTGCCTTTGGGTGTAAGCGCAATTCCAATGTTCGTATCGCCGCCTGTAGCAGATAACACTGGTGCGCCACCAGTGGCCGCATTGGCCAGTGTTAACTCGTTTACGGCAGACGCTGTGGCGGTCACCTTCAGCAACTCATTGCCATTGGTGTCAATGACATCGCCAACCAGCTTCAGGCTCTTACCAGAGCCGACATTCATACCAACCGATGTGCCAGTGCCGTTGGCGGTAAAGATCGCATCCACCAAGTCTAGGTCGGTATTGACCTTTGTCCCCCAAGTGTCTGTCGATGCGCCTACCTCTGGCTTTGTCAGCAGTAGGTTGGAAGTTGTGGTATCTGCCATGCGTTGCTCCTAAATAGGTGTCCAAGTCTCAGAATTATCAACGATTGCAGTCCAACTTTCTGCACTGTCGCTGATCGGTGTGTAAGTTTCTGCGCTGTCGGGTATCGCGCCCCAGCCAAAACCAAAGATGATGCCGACAGACCCTGTGGCGCTGTTGCCTGTCAATGCAACTGTGATGACATTGCCAACACTGTCAACTGATCCCGTTGCGCCATTGCCTGTGATCGCTTGGAAAGTGATGACCTCACTCGGCATCGTCTCCACAGCACCAGTCGCCACATTGCCGGTGACCGCTTTCGTGCTGGTGACACTGACAGAACCGACAGAGCCTGTGGCCGTGTTGCCTTGCGCTGTAAACGCAAGCACAACCGCCACACTATCGACTGCACCCGTGGCCGCATTGCCGGTGACTGCATTTGTTGAGGATACAGATACAGAGCCAACACCGCCCGTGGCCGCATTGCCGGTGATGGCAATGGATAAAGTCAGCCCGACTGTGCCGACATTGCCAGTGGCAATTGTCCCGTCTTCTTGGACAGACCTGTCGGCCAGCAAGTTACCAGCAGCACCAGTCGCCTGGTTGCCGCTGATGACTACATTGCCTATGCCATAAACACCAAGGCCGTAATAGCCTGACCCATAAGCAGCCATGCTGCTGCCCCTTTAAGCCAGCCGAATCAGGCCGGTGCTGGCATCGTTGGTTGGCATGGTCAGCGTGAATGTCCCTGCGGTCACTGTCTGTGAGCCAAAGGTGTGGACGCTGACCGCCTTGTTGCTTTGCGTGCTGTTGTAGATCAGGACAGCATCAAACGCTGTGGACAGCGTGACAGCAGAGTAACTGATGCTGGCGCTGGGGGTCACAAAGGCTGTCGTGCCGCTGGTGCTTGGCGCAGTGCCAAAGGTCACTGTCACGCCGCCGGCAGTGTAGCCAGTGCCTGTCACCTCGTTGGTGGAACTGTAGGCCGTAGTGGCGGCATTGACTGTGGCAGATGCCAAGTACAGCGCAGCCTTGAAGGTGTCGGCAGTCGTTGCTGCACGGATAACGCCAGTGCCAAAGTTGTGATGACCGACAAGCAGTTCACCTTTGAAACTGGTACACATCGCCTGGGTATTTGCCATGATCTATTTCCTTAAATTTGTTCAGTGATGCCATCAGCAAAAACACCGCGCTTGAGCGCCATGTGAACGGATCGATGCACCAACTCTTCGCCCAGCCAGTACTCAACCCAAGTCGTTGTCTCGGTGTCATTCTCTACAGACCCTTCACGCTTTTCAAGCAGTGACTCGTCCATCTCGCCTTTGGTAGTCGTAATCATATTTATCCAAAAGTCTTTGCACGGGTAAGCAATGCACCGCCAGAGGATGCACCCCTGTCATCGGCCAATTGCAAGTCGCTCAATGCACGCTCATACAGCGTTGCCCACACCTGAATTCTCGCATCATCTTGCAGATATGGAGCAGCCTGTAGCAGACTTCCGTACAAATAGGCGTCAGGGCTTGAATCCAGCAAAAAGTTGGTAGCCACAGAGTTTGACAACTTTGACAACTTTGCGTAATAAATTAGCTCAGTCAGATAGTTTGTGTCGGGTGTTGGGACAAGCCGGAACTGAGTGCCGACCACGCCAAAAAAACTTGGCCTGCCGCTGGCTGTGAATTTTGTTGATTCAGCATCCAGCGCGTCTACAGTCATAAACGACAGGGGTGTTGGTGGATTTGTTCCGGTGAGCTTGAAAGACTTGACTTCCAAAAAGTCATTGGGCGTTGCGCCATACTCAGCATTGAATGACGCATTGGCCCTGACAATCATCTGCCTCGTGCGCAGGGTGCGTTCCATCTGCGCCTCGGCCAGAGAGATGAAATCGGGGATAGCCGCCGTCAGGTCTGACCGATTGAGCCAGTCTGCAATGGATGCCTTCAATTCGGTGTAGGTTGTCAGAGCCATCAGACTGCCTCTATTTCTTTCATCACCCAAGTGTGATCGTGCTTGAATTCAAAAGTCCCGATGTGTCCAATCTCTTTGGAGACATCGTGATCAATCCATATTTTAAAGCCTGCTGCCGCTGCTTTTTGGCAGAAAAAAACATCCTCACCAATGTAGCCCCTTTTGTCCACGCGCCAAGGCGTTTCAAACCAAGGCTCAGACAGTGCCGCAAAGACATTTTTTTTGATCAGCATCACACCCATTCCCACAGACCCAACTTCTTGCAGGCCGGTGGACTCTGGCATTGTCCAGACCAGTTCCCTGTCGCCGTTCTCTTTGTACAGTTGCGCTGTTGGGCCAGTGGGCATTCTACGCCGTGCGCAGTTGGTCGCCACGATGTCAAGGTCATGCTTAAGCAGCCGCCCGATCATGTCTTGCGGAAACCGCATGTCAGAGTCAATGAACAGGATGTGGCTGCAATCCTCGGCCATTGCATCCAGTGACAACTCTGCTCTCTGGTTGGCAATCAAAGTGCCTTGAGAGATTTTTAGGCTTACAGCGTCATTGGTGTTGAGCGTGTGATACGCAACCATGTTCACCAAGTCGTAGCTGTACATGGTGTGAACCATGTCCCGTGCTGGAGTGCAGACCGCAATGTAGTTCATACTTTCCCAGGTCGTGTTCTAAAAAATTGATTGTCGGAATCGTTGAGCCAGCGCTTCATGTACTCCTGATCATCGATCTTGCCCTCGGCCTTCATCTTGTAATAAAGCGCTTCAGGGATGGATGCCACCAAGTGCCATTCGCCATTCCAGTTGGCCTTGCCGTCCATAGCGTTGTAGATGGCCTTGTTGGCCTCAATGACCGCAGTCACATCTTGCGCAGTCTCAATGGTCACATCGCCAGTTTCAGCATTCTCATGCCAGTAGCGGGTGATACCCTGATCTTTGTTTTCGCTAAATAGTCTTTTGTGAATCATTTAAAAAAGGGCCAGATTTCTCTGGCCCTTCCCGTTGCTTACTGTTAAGAAGTAACCAAGTCAGCGGCCAAGCCGTGAGCGTTTTCTGCCAAGATTTTCAGGCCGTACTCAACCAGCAGCATGCGCTTGTCGGCATCGCCTGTTTTGGCCAGTTCGACTTGCTGGTAAGGACGCAGCACAGTCATCTTTGCGTAGTCAGGGTCAAGCACAAACGCATCACGCTCACGCTGGAAGCGGTTTGCAATCACAGACACATTGCCGAAGTCGCTGACATAAATGTCAACTGCACCGATCAATGTGGCAGGCTTTGCACCGCCGTCAATGTTGAAGCGGCTGGATGCGATACCAGCAAAGCCAGAAACGCGCTGCTTGTTGACAGGGCCAACCATCAGGATTTTTGGTGTACCGCCAGCAGTCCACACCTTCTGAATCACATTCTTGAGAATGGTTTCAGTGAAGGTACGCACAGTGCCATCGGTACGGCCAGCGGCTGGCAGCGTGGTGTAAGTCGGGTTAGCACCGTTGGTGGTGTCAAAGTCAATGTTGGTCTTCAAGAAGGCCGTCAAAGAACCCGTCTTCCGCGCTGTGGTTGAGTCACCAGCAACTGCACCAGTGTTGGACAGCATGATGAATTCTTGGTCACGCTTTAGCTCCGAACCCCTTTTAGCTATTTGGTATGCTAGTTCAGAGCGTCTGCCTGCCTTATTTACTACTTCTTCAGTAGCTGACAAGACAATAGTCTTGCGGCTGATCTGGCAGTAGTTCTGCACGCGCACGGTAGGAACCACGGCGTCAAAAGTACCGACATCATCACCCTCAAGCTGGGCATTGGCAGCGGCTGCGGCCAGTGTATCTGTCTGGTATTCAAACAGAGTATTGGTCACACTTTCGCGGCCAATGTTGGACATAAAAGGCGTTTCTTCAGGCGCAATGTTGGTAATCACATTGCTGAGATCTTCACGAATACCTTTTGCAGAGTATGTGGTGAAGGTGTTTGCTACGATTGTCATGATGGATCATCCTAAAAGTTTGTAAATTGCATCAGCCGCATCATCGATGCGACCCGTTTTTGCAAGACGCTGCTTTGCACGGACTGCCTCACTTGTTGTCGAAACCCGACCCGCTGCTCCTGGCTTGGCTGGTCGTGGGCCATTGTTCACCACAGGCTTGATGCCTTGACGCTTACTTACCATCTGGTCAAACAGCGCTGCTTTACGCAGCAGTAAGACCAGCCGGTGATCGTAAACACTCTTCAAGTCTTCATCAGAAAAACCGGCAGACTTGGCAGACTCAATCAGCATCGCTTTTTCTAGCTTTGCTTTCTTTGCGTCTTTCCACTCTGGCAGTGCCGCCAACAGCGCATCTTTCTGGCTTTCCAGATGCTGCTGCATAGACTGCTGCTGCTCTTGCTGACTCAACTGGTAAAGGCGCTGCTGCTCGGCCTGAATAGCGTGTGCCTTGTCCTGTCGATCCCGCAAAACCTCTTTTTGCCGCACCCACTCGATTGGGTCTTCGTTATAAAGACGATCCAAATCGACCTGCGGCTCTGAAGACTGAAGCTGGGCTTGCAATGCTCCCAACAATTGAGCGTACTGTCCACGCTCGGCCCGAACTGCCTGCGTCTCTGCCTCGACTTGCTTTCGCACCTCGGCAATCTGCTGCGTTTTTCGGGTGTAGTCCTGAGTCCTTGAATAACCTTTTTGTAGCTCGTCCAG